GAACATTCAGACGGCAGTCACCTTAACGGGATGGCCTACTCCAACCACCGAATCTGCGATGAGGGAGAAACGATATGCTCAGGGCGGGATGCCGTTCTCCATGGCAGCAGCGTTAACCGGTTGGGTAACACCAACGTCCCGCGACTGGAAGGACTCGTCAGGGATGACAGCTCTGCGGGGCGGGAAGGAGCGACTGGACCAGTTGCCGCGCCAGGCGTACACATGCGGCCCCTTGAGGTTAACGGTTTTTGGCGAGATGCGGACTGGCTCTTATGTCGAGATGGCAAATGGCGTCCAGTTGAACCCGGCACATTCCCGCTGGTTGATGGGGCTGCCGCGCGCCTGGGACGAGTCGAGTCCGGGGTGGCAAGAGTGGCAAGCAGCAACCGCGTCGGCCGACTCAAAGGCTACGGTAACGCCATAAACGCACAGGCTGCGACTGAATTTATCCGGGCCTATATGGAGGGGTTATGACGCCAGCAAATGAAAACGCCATTCGCGCCGCCTGCCGCCGATGCACAGAGGAAATCCAGCAGGCCATGCGCAAGAAGCCAAAGCCTAACTGGAATGAAACGGTTCCACCCATCATCAACAAGCATCACAAGAAAATTGAAGCTTTGGGGGTTAGCCTCCTGGAGTTCGTCGTCAAAACTGGCCGCCTTAACGGGCGGTTTGGAACCGAACAATGATTCGCCGACAGATCGATACATCAACCCGATTTCTGCTTGATACCGCCTTTCACCGACTTGAAATAATCCGTGATGACGGTCTTTACCGCCACCTGCGCATGAAGCAGCCTGGCACTTCCTGTTATTACTTCGACATTATCACCTGGCCGGGATATCTGACTGTTACCGGCGACATGGGCACCTGGACATTCTCCCGTATAGCGGACATGTTCGACTTTTTCGGTCCATGGCAAGACGGTATTAACACCGGTTATTGGTCCGAAAAGCTGGAGGCTGGCGCTGGCTATTCAGCGTGTGAGCTATTGGCGAAAGAGTATGACCATGAAGCATTTTGCCGCAGCCTGAAGGAGTCAATGGAAGATTATCTTGATGATTCTGACGATGATCAGCAGGACGACGAAGACTGGGATGATGAAGACGATACCCCAGACAGTGATAAAGCCAAGGTCCGTGAGGCGGTCCGTGAATTATGCCGTAGCGATTTCAGTAATGACTGGGAAGCATATCAGGCAGTTTATAACGCTGACTGGCCCGAAAGTTGGAGTGCGTGGGATGTCTGCGATGGGCTGACGTTCAAGACCTACACCAGCCACTTCCGCTGGATTCTGTTCGCTATCACCTGGGCGATCGCTAAATACCACAACACTAAGCTGGTCGATAATTCGATGGCTACCTTCCTCGCAGTGAAAGGGTTACCAGCATGAACAGAGCATCACCAGTTGATTTGAGGAAAAGCCTCGAAATCGCCAACCACCTCGCACACATCGGGATTCGCTTTGTGCCGATCCCGGTGGCGACCGAGGAAGAATTCCAGACGCTGGCCGCCGAGCTATCTCGACGGCTTGAAAATATGGCGGTCGAAGCCGAGAAGAATGAAGGCGGTGCAGCATGAAGGCACTAATCACTAGGTCGCTAAAGCGGCCTTTTTTATTGCTGGCGTTCACCTTCAACCGAATTAACCGACAGTTCCGGGAGCAGTGACTATGAGCAAGTACGAAAAATTAGACCGGCTAATCATGAATAAAATTGGCGGTCACCCAACTCCGTTTCGCCAGATTTTTGTCAGGGATGTTGAGGAAGAGTCTAAACGAATCGCAGAAGAAGATGGAAGTGGATATTCATTCGGGTTTGTCCACCGCAGGCTTGACTCTCTGCGCAAGAAAGGCGTTATCAGAAACGTAACTGGTAAAGGATGGGTGAGAACATGACTGAAATTATTGACCAGGCCAGCGCTCTCGAAGAGATGATGCGCGAAAACGCTATTCAGGCTCACAGACTCAACCACTCAGCAGTATCAGCAACGCACTGTGAGGAATGTGGTGACAAGTTACTTGATGCGCGCAGGAAAGCGTACCCGGGATGCACGATGTGCGTAGGATGCCAGAGTGATATGGAATTTCGTAAGAAGATTGGGAGGATGTGATGAGCGGAAAAAACTATGACAAATCGCGAACTGGTAGATGCAGCTATTGAGCTTGCCGGACAGTTCTACGCGATGCAGGGATATACCCATCGCACAGGGTTTAAGTATTGGGAATCGCCGCACCCGCAAGAGCAACTGGTTTTTGAAATGGCTTGTAGAGCATTCGAAGTAATACGTGGCTCTGATGTGATGGATGCTATCGCTGACTTGGAGGACAACGAGTGATCGGAATACTCAAAGAAGTACCGAAGGAAAGCTGGCCTGTACGATGCCACGACCCGAAACGCAGCAATGTATGGGTTAACTCTTACTTTCTCGTGCAGGAGTTTCAGGAAGAAAACGGGGTTATTCGCCTATCGGTAAACACTACCAGTATGGCTAATTCTGGACGCTGGAAAGATGGGATTAGCTGGGACGCTTTGCAGGAGATAAAGAACGCTGTCGGTTACGCAGATCGCGATGCTGTCGAGATTTACCCGCGGGATTCTGATTTGGTGAACGTGGCGAACATGCGCCACCTGTGGATTACGCCGGAGCCGATTAGCTTCTCCTGGCGGAAGTAATTTTACGCTGCGCGCCCAGCGCGCGGCATGAGGAGAGATTATGAAGGAATTACGTTTTTATGGTGCAAGTGATGACCTTTTCGAATGTGAAGGTGATATTTGCGAAGAGAGAGGATGCTTCGACACGCTGGGAATTTACCACCTGATATCAGAACAAGGAGAGATGCAGGTAACCGCTAATTATACAGGAAACGGGTGTTGGTCAATTGGGGTGCGACAAGTAGCTGAGGATGTGCCAATCCCTCAATGGAAAACCTCGTTCAGTATGCATGAGAATGGGTATAGCACAGTTCTCACCATTCAGGTTCCTGACGATACCATGTTGAAAGATGAAGACGACTGACGCAACTGATAGCCAGTTATGAGCTGGCTATTGGGTGCGAATGCACTGCCACGTTATCCCCAATTTGCCCGGCCATAGTGCCGGGTTATTTTTGCCTGGAGACACCCATGAGCGAAATGACCTTAATCGTGCCCAACGACTGGGTAACCGAAGAGAAGCTCGTCGAGATTACCGGCCTTCGTCCGGGCACTATCGAGCGGGCCCGAAAAAATTGCTGGATGATCGGACGGGAATACCTGCACGTTTCTCCGGACGGTGTGCCTAAGAAGAACAGCGAATGCATGTACAACAGAAAGGCTGTCGACCAGTGGGTTGAGAGCATGTCAAAGAAACAGCCAGGTGCGCGCCAATGAAGATCCGTTTATGCTTAGCAGGCTCTTGGACGTCAGGAGGGAATAATGGCTAAGTCAGCATACCCAACAGGCGTGGAGAACCACGGCGGAACGCTCCGCATATGGTTCATCTATAAAGGCACCAGAGTGCGTGAAAGTCTCGGCGTGCCGGATACACCAAAAAACAGGAAGATCGCTGGCGAGCTGCGCGCGTCAGTTTGCTTTGCGATAAAGACTGGTAACTTCAATTATGCTGCTCAGTTCCCTGACTCACCGAACCTGAAGAAATTCGGAGTCGAGAATAAGGAAATCACTGTGCTTGAGTTGGCGAACAAGTGGCTTGAGTTGAAGCGCATGGAGATCAGCACCAACGCGATGTCACGCTATTCATCTATAGCGCGCAACATGATACCGAGAATTGGTGGAGACAAGCTGGTATCTGCGGTGACACAGGAAGACCTGCTTTTTATCAGGAAGGAGTTGTTAACCGGCTATCACGTGTTGAAGACAGGACAAAAGACACCAGTAAAAGGAAGATCCGTCAGGACTGTCAACAACTACATGAGAACCATGTCAGGCATGTTTAACTTCGCTGCGGACAGTGGTTATGTTAAGGCGAATCCGTTTAGCGGTATTTCCATGCTTAAACGGTCACGTACTGAACCAGATCCACTCACACGAGAGGAGTTCGTCAGACTCATTAACGCATGTACTCATCAGCAACTGAAAAACATGTGGTCGCTGGCAGTGTACACTGGAGTCAGGCACGGGGAACTGGTATCGCTGGCATGGGAAGATATCGATCTGAAAGCAGGAACGATGATGATCCGTCGCAACCACACTTTAACGAAGGAGTTCACCCTTCCAAAAACTGAGGCCGGAACGGACCGTATCATAAACCTAATTCAGCCAGCCATCGATGTGCTGAAGAACCAGGCTGAAATGACCAGGTTAGGAAAACAATATCAGGTTGAGGTGAAACTGCGTGAATACGGTCGTGCTGATGTGCATCCATGCACGTTCGTTTTCAACCCACAAATAGTATCGCGTAATGGCCGTGCCGGGCATCATTACGCAGTAGGGTCGATCAACCAGTCTTGGGAGGCGGCAATGCGACGCGCCGGAGTTCGCTATCGCAGAGCATACCAGTCACGACACACTTACGCATGCTGGTCGTTAGCTGCCGGCGCCAACCCTAACTTCATCGCGAAGCAAATGGGACACACCGATGCACAAATGGTTTACCGGGTGTACGGATCATGGATGGCAGAAAACAATCAGGACCAGGTACTCATACTCAACCAGAAATTGAGTGAATTTGCCCCATCCATGCCCCACGCAGTAGGTTCGGATGGGTATTAA